TGAATCCAGGACCGAAGAGTACCGTTCATGTACATACGGGTAGGTTGAGACAGTGGAAGTACGTCTCTTGCACACTCTTTAGCTACTCCTGCTTCTAACAACTCTTTATACACTTGTTCTGAGTGCCGGTAAAGGTCGGTAATACTCCGTTGAAGGAACGGGTCTTGTTCTTCTACCTCTATGCTGTTCTGTCTGTTCTTGGTGTCTTGCAGACGTAGTTCCGGCATAACGCCGGTACCAAGCTGTGTAGCATCGGCGTAACGCTGGCTAAACTCTTGGAAACTGAAGCTACGGTGTCGTAGTATTTGTGCTGCAATGCTACGGGTAGTATTAATTTCTACACACATGTTTACCATCTCAAAGGGTGACCAGTGTTTGTGTTTAATCAGATAGCTAATTAGCTTAGCACTAGTCTTAGTGTTATTCTGATTATCTGGGTTAGATACCCGTGCCATATAAGCTACTAACTCATCACCTTTAGGAGTAAAGTGGATAAGTTCTACGGTGTGGTGGTCGGTGGACATACAGTAGTAAAACGGAAACAAGCCGTATTTAGTGGTGGGGATAATGGTGGAAAAATAAACCTTGTTCGGTTTACTGTCGGAAAAGAAGGAGGAGATTTATGGTCTCCTCCTCCACAGGAAGTCCACCCTTCTTCCTGTATAAGGAACCACTTGCTTAAATCCAAGTCGGTGACTGGTCTTTAGAAAGTCCTCTTGCTTGTCTTCTTTGTTCTAAGTTCATACCCAAGGCTAAGTGGTTTGTCGCTTGTTGTGGGTCGTCTATAAAAGCTTCAAGTAGGTCATTCCAGTCATCCCGTTTCCGCTGTTTAATGACTTCTTGTGCCGAGATAGACATGGCGTCTGTAAAGTATTTAACGCCCTGTGCTAGTGCGTCTAGACGGTCATCATGTCTTACTGCACCTTTTTCCCGACACATACGGCTCATCTGATAGAAGAGCATATAGAGGAGACGTTTTTCTGGAGCGTCGTCTTTATTTGAGTTGTAGTCCCAGTCGATGACATTACGATCAACAACAAGGCGGTGTTGATTAAGGATAGGCTCAAGGGCATCAATAATACGTTCTTCTTTTCGGACATTAGCTCGTACTTCTTCTACGTCAATTCCTTGTTGTGTCTGTTGTAGGTGTTTCTTAAATAGCTCGGCTACAAGACCGTCACCGAAGTTAGTTTCAACAACAAGCTTGGTTACCCCGAACTTCTTACACCCTTTTAAAATGTCCAAAAGCGTATTGTCTGAGTATCCGTCTCGATAAGCTCGCACTTCGTGCAAGTACAAATAACCGTTTCGTTGGGAGATATAAGCTGCTGCCGTTTCATCAGTGCCACGACCCGACGGGTCAACTGAGCAGATTGTTTCGGCGTAAGGACCCCACTCTCCTTGGAGCTGCATTGGAGAGTAGAAATAGTCTCCAGGTAACCCAACAGTCGGAAGTTCTTTGATGACGTTTCTAGGGTCGCTGCACCAGATGATGTCATCAGGAGCGGACTTAGGATTAACACTGGTGACGACAAGATCAGCCATCTTAAGTGGGAACTTTTCCGCATCACTGAGACTAGTATCGAGCATGAACTGCAGCATAAAGTTGCTGCGTCCCATTGCTGCTTCACGTTCGAGGAGATCTTCATGGCTAAATCGGTCAGGGTCAGTTACACTCCAAGGGTCGGCACCCATATCTACGTCTTCCTGGAGCTGAGGAGCGATAAGCCCCTCATAATTAGCAAACTTACGGGGAACACGAGCTGGCCAAACAAATGGGCGGTAGTTACGTTCCGCAAGTTTACGATAGATGGTAAAGGTTGTCTGTGGGGTACCCAGGTACATAATCCTGGAATCGTCCTTAGGCGTAAGAATTGACTCAGCCTCCGTACAGAGTTGAAGCAACTTCTCACGCATCATTTCAGTCATTGAGTTGCCTGGCACCTCCACGTCATCAAGAATCATCAGGTCGGCACGGCTACCAGTCAGTTGACCGGTGATACCGACAGACTTAACGGACGGAGCCTGGGACGGTGAGCAGTTAACGTCGAAGCTAATCCGGCTCCAACGGGCGTCATCCGACTTAGGCTGCAAGTGCTTAAGCCAAGGTGTTTCAATGATAAGTTTTTGAAGAAAGATCGACATGTTGTCTGCCCGCTCCTTAGAAGCGGAAATAATCATGATCTTCTTTTCTGGGTTATTAAAAAGAGTCCAAAGCACAAAAGCACCAGTAATCCAACTTTTACCGACACCACGAAACGCCTGGATCTGTAGTCGTTTTGGTCCGTGTTGGAGGTAGTCGGCAATGGCGTATTGTGCTCTGGTCGGTTCAGGCAGGTCTAGTTGCGACCACAGGGCTTGTAGAAATACTTTAAAATCGCCCTGTAGGGCGGCTAGGACGTTGCTCATATAGCGTCACTAATTAGTTTTAGGGTGTTTGTAATAAAATTAGATTGCTCTTGTTTAGCTTTTTGCCGTTCTTTCTTGTATTGAGCAGCATAAGCTTTAGGATCAGTTCGACCTTTTAACGTAGCATTAGCAGTTGAAGCAGGTTCTAAGACAACATCAACAATCGGAATTTCAGATACAGCGGTGTCAAACAATGTTTCTGCTGCAGCTGCTGGTTTGCCCTGCATTAACTGCGTTGCCGCAATACCGCCGCCAACCGCAACACCTAAAACAGGTAAACCACGGAACTGACGTATAAGATTTTCTTTAATATCCCAATTTGGGGTAGCATTTAATGCACGGCGTTGAGCCGGTGTAAAGTCGTCAATAAGTCTAAACTTTTCCCCTTTTGGAGTTACTTTCGGGTTTTGAGTTAGTGATTTGCGGACATCCCGGCTTGTTTTAGGGGATGGTTGTCCCGCAATGTCATCTAAAATAGTGTTAATACGAACTTGATCGGAAGGTAAGCCTCTTCCTTCAAAATCTGCTTTAATTGCCGCTGATTTAGTCAGTGGAACACCGGCTTTAACAGCTGCATCTACAGAAGCCAAGTAATCTGACTTAATAGCGTTTTGTTCGGACGCCATCAGGACGATATTACGGTAATGCTCTAGACCACCACGCAAAGGGGATCTAGATGGCAACAAATGTTCGTAATTAATTAGTTTAGATTTACCACCACGAAGCTCTTTAAGCTTAGCTTCGTTATAGTTGTACAGTTGAAGTGCTTCTTCCTGGGAATAGCCGTTTCTACGGGCAAAATCTTGATAATCTTCTAACGTGATAGACTGTTGGTTAATAGAAGCTCGCCTAGCGTCGCTACCACGGTTTGCATTACGGGTAACAAGCGGTTCAATTTCATATTTTAAACCGTTACGCAGTCTAGCACGGCTTTTATACCGCATTTTCTGGACAACACCATTTTCATCAATGAATTGGTTGTGCCCCAGTTTAATAGCTTCTTCAACCGACGAACCTAGGGGTTCATTTGGTCCCGGTGAACGTAGTTTGTTACCATCTAATCTAGACATTATTTAATGTGTGATAAAATCAGTTGTTCTCGTGGCGTATTGCCAAAAGTCTGCCTCATCCAGGTTAACCAGTTATTCGTTCCTTTATTTTGATTACATTTCCTGCAGGATGGAACCAAGTTTCTTGTTGTTGTTTCTCCTCCATAAAAACGAGGTATAACGTGATCAAGAGTAAGCTCATGTAGTTCATAATGTTCTCCACAATAGACACATTGACAGTTGAAGTGTTCCTTGATGGCTCTGCGCCACAGTCGTTTCGCTTCAGGACTGGTCATGGTTATGAGATTTTGCAGGTAGTGTTCAGGACTTGGCAGTAGCGGTGTCATGCGTACTTTTTACCGGTTCTAGGACGACGACGGTTTGACGACGGTGTTTCAAGTTTTCCTTTACCTTTACCGGTGTGAGAAGCATCTTTACCATCACCATTTCCATAAGTACCTAGTTTACGGTTAAGTTTGTTAGCAGCAGTACGAATCTTCAGACCTTTAGCAGTCTTATTGTACCTTTTTTGCTGGGTTAGTCGGCGTCGTCTTGCCTTTGGGTTTGATTTGTAGTAATCAGACGTGCTTTGAGCCATACAATCTCCGCTGTACCATTTCAGGGTCAATCTTGGGCATAACTGTCGCCAGCTTATCCAACGGGTTGCCTTCATATGCAACACCGCTGATGTCATTCTTGGCTAGCCAGTCACAAGCTGCTTTGAGATCTTGTGTCGTGGCTTCACCGCTTTTAATACGTGCGAGGAATTCAGATGTAACAAGGTTGTGAAGTTCGTTAAACTGATCCTCAGTTGCTTTCTTCTTTGTCATCGGTTTTTTTCTTGCTGACTTTTTTAGGTGCAGGCGGACCGACAATTTTATACCGGCTTTCACCGGGTTCATGAATCAGATGGGTCTCTGCTTTTTGAGCGTCAGCTTCGGTAACATAAGTACCGAGCACCTTTTCGGTAAAGGTATCAATCAGCTGATAGGACATTAATCTTTATTAGTAAGGGATACAATTGGTACGATGTCATGACACAGTACCTCTACACGAGACCCAGGACGGAACGTAAATCCAGCCTTCATAATCTCGGTACATTTCAAAGCTCTTACAAGCTCATAGTCTAGCCTCAGTTTCTCCTCGTGTCGCTTAGCTATCTTCTTACATAACTCTGTCATACCACCGTCAAGCGGTACTGAGAAGTTAAGCTGCATACCGTAGTTATTGTTGCGAGTGTAGCCAGTAGGCAACGTATCATTACCCATGTAGAAGGGCGATACCGTCATAGTTGTCCCGTTACAAGAGTTACCGCCGGTAAACTGTTGTCTACTGGGTGCACCGTTGTTCTGGAACTGGACTGCTTGGTTTGTTACGTTGCCTGTAGCTGCTGCAATAGGATTAGCGTTGTTGCTAACTGTAGGAGATTCAGCAAATGCTGGACCTACTGAGAAAAGACAGAAAGCGAGGTAGTAGTAGAGGTAGTGTTGATGGTTCGATTGATGTCGGTTGTCTCGATAATTCCTGCTGCTCGTGTCACAGTCTCCAGTTGAAACTGTTCGCCAGCGGTTGTGACGGACCAAGTAGTCGAAGAATCTGTGATGTCGGCGCTGGGTGTTACGTTTGTTCCAGACCATGATGAGTATGCACCACCGTACACTTCAGTTGCGATAGTTTCGGTGATGGTTTGAGTGGTGGTTGTGGTAGCCTGCATACTACCTTGGGTAAACTGAGGAGTCACAGTTTGTGCCATCGCCCCAGCGGGAAACAGCAGAAGCAGAATTAGGAATTTCATAGTTGGTTTTTGTCCTTTTGATCTTTAGGGCGAGAGATTCCATACGATGCCAACGTGCCGCTCAGCAGTGAAGCTACGAACGTTGGATCCATCTTCTGTAGCATTCCCATGTATGATGCAGTCAGAACTCCTGCACTCCATACAAGCACAAGAGCTTTTACAATTTCATTGAAGAAATCATGAATGAAGTTCTTCGTTGTCTGCATGTTTCTGTTTACGGGTGAGTAGTTTCTTGATAAGAGGTTTCAAGACGCTCACTGTCCGTTTGAATACAGCAGTAGCTGTTAGGGTGGCTGCAACGGAGACAGTAGCTGTCGTTGTAGCCGTAGCCAAGATCTCGTTACTCGGTAAAGGTACAGTAATATCAGTACCAGGAATATCGACGTAACGGACTTGTGCCGGGACTGGTGGTGGTTTAGGAGGTGGAGGAGGTACAGGTTTAGGTGCTGGTTTCTCCTCCGACTTCTCCTCACTGTTAATACCGCGTACACCCGGAGGTGGACGAAGGTCGTTAGGAGGCACTACAAGCGGCTTGTAGGTGGGTAAAGTAGCTCGTGGGACCTCCAGTACCGGACGGGGTAGTAGAGGCGGCTCAGGGAGCCTTAGAACCGGCAGTACCGGTGGTGCTCCCAAGTCCATCAGCCGCCAAAGAGACCACGCTCGATGAAATCAACAGCTTGGTCGTCAACAGTGTTGTCAGATTGCTCAGCAAGTTTACGCAGCATATCGACGATAAGGCGCTTAACTTTGTCGCTACCAAGGAACGACATAAGAACAGGACGGATAAGGGTAATCATGCGAATACTCGGTAAGGTGAATTAGGAGTTACTTCAAAAGCTTCCCACCCCTCAGGCAGTTCTCCAACGTAGTTAACGTGGAAACCGTCCAATGTTTCAGGTTCGGTAATAACGTTGCCTTCTTCGTCCCACTCACCACCACGGGTGATAGAACCAACAACATCAATAGCGTAGTTATGGGTGTAAGCTTTTAGTTGTTCAGTTTCGTTACCTTCTTCATCGGTAACAGTAGTCATAAAGCCAGCAGCACGAGCTGCCGTTAGCCAGGCGTTTTCATCCGCAAACCGGAAGAAAGGACCAGGCGTAGGTGGGGTTTCGATAAGGAGTTCTTCTTCCATGTTTATGTGGTGATAGTTTGAAGG